GGTATAGCCGGATGCAATATCCTCCCACTCCGAAACAGCGGCGCCCGGAGTACCGAGCCACGTGTTGGAAGCCATCGCCGAATAACCAAGGATGAACGCGTCGATCTGCGTAGCAAGCTTAAGAGCAGCGCTCTTGAGGGCTTCGCTTTCACGCGCGGCACCGAGGTCACGAATCTTAACGAAATCGCCCCAGCCCATGCTCGAACCGAAGACACGATCAAGCGTGTACTGCTCGGAACCAAACACGGTGTCCTGAACACCAGCGGTGAGGTCGGCAACGCCGTTCACAGTCTGGGTCACGACATAGTTCGGGACAACCTGTTCCACAACCGTCAGTCGGTTGCGGTCATTCATCTCGCCGTCGAACTTACGCCAAGTGACGAGGTCCTTAGAGACGAGGTTATTCTGGAAGATCGCAGCAAACGAGTTAAGTACCAGCTTTGCTTGATCTACTGTAACAGTAGCCATGTATTATCCTTTATTCATGAGAGTGCCCTCACTTTCGCTTCTTGAACAATTTAGCGGTGAAGGCGTCCAGATCATCCGTATCGTCTGCAACCTCAATGACAGCGGCGTTATTGCCTTTGTTCTGAGGCGGAGGCGTAGGGGCCTGCGAGATACGGGGTTGAGCTACCGGAGCAGCAGACGCCTCTTTCTCAAACCGTGCTTCAATCCGACCAAAGGCAATCGTAGCCTTCTGAGGTCCTGATTTAACAATCTGGTCTGCGATATCAGGGTTCTGCGCAAGGTAGTACAGAACGTCCGGACCATGCTCCATGGACTGAAGGGTCCTCACGAGATACTCACCATAGTCTTGGGGGATACCTTCGAAGTGGTCAATCAATTCTTGACTAACTTCTTCGAAGTCAGGATAACGCTCCTTAGCGGTCCCAAGTTTTTCCGTCCAGTTATCCTCGATAGCTTTGATTTCAGCCTCCACAGCGGCCTGTTCAGACCTCTGTGCTTCCTCTCGGATTCTTTCGTTCCACCTTATCTCTTCTTCGTGTTTTACAAGATCACGAATGTAATTAGGGTCGAAGTCACCAAGCGGATACTTATCAGTACCATCTTCGTTCTTATCTAGAGGGCTAGGGCCAGTGTCCTCAGAGGAAGCCTCAGCGGGCTTAGTCTGTTCGCTCTGGGCGGTTAGTTGGGCAATGCGGGCCTCAAGAGCCTCACGAGCTGCAATTGCGGCATCTCGTTCTCGCTCGGCAGCACGCTGCTTACCAACAACCTCATTGATGCGTTTCTGGGTCGGAGTGAGCTTCTCCTCCTTCGGAGTTTCAGGCTCAGGGTCGTCCTCAGTCTTATTGCCGTCTGCATCATCTTCGACGGGAGTGTCATTAGGTTCAAGAGCATCGCTAGTATCATCCGGCGTCTCATCCTCGGTTGCACTGGCCGGTGCTTCCACTGACTCATTCTGGCCAAAGAATGTTTCAGAAAAGGAATCGAGATCGTCGTCAATGACTACTTCGACGGGGGTATTGGAATCACTCATAAAGGTTAGCGGTCCTTATCCGTTTGCCCATACTTAGTTGCGCCTTACTTCTTCGAGGTGGAGGGCTTACCCTTCGGAGGCGAATTTTTGGCTTTCTCGGTAGCCATTTTCTCACTCGACTGGCGAGTAAGTTCAGCATTCCGATCAGCACTTTCGAGCTTACGCTCTTCGAGGTTATGTTTAGCCACTACCTCGGCAGCCTTAAGCTCTTGTTCATCAATTTTATAAGCAGTGTCGAGGATTACATTCAACGCTGCCAGTTCATCCGGGTTCTCACCATCGACGGCGTCATCCGAAAGAGCAGCAATACGCTTAGTAATTGCCTCATACGACTGAATTTCAAGCTTCTTAAACTCAAGCGTCTTGTCAGCCTTCAATTCTCTGTTTTCAGTCTCAAGCTCCATCATTCTCTGTTGGAACTCGGCGATCTGTTCAGGAGTGAACTGCTGTGCATTCTGCTTGTCAGGATCATCGTCCTCAAGGAACTGAGGCGGAACTGTCTTCTTGAGACGCTTAGCCAGTTTCTCAGCACCGGGGAAGTCCATGTTCGTAGCGATAAGATCACCAGCAATCTGAGCGATCTGCGGGGCAACTTGGATCATATCCATAAGCGCTTGTGCAGCCTCCTGACGCTTCGTATGATAGGATGTACCAGTAGCCAAGGTGGTCTGGAACATGCCGACAGACAAGTCAGGAGAGCCCGGTATCGTGGGATCGTTAACACGAATAAGTTTGGGGGCCTGATCTTCACCAATCGTCAGAACAGTACGAGTACCGTCAATGACCTGTGGGATCAGCTGATTAATTACGTCACCAGCTTCGAGAACTGCAGCGTTACCATTGTCGTAGAAGGTAAGGGAAGCAACGTCACCCTCCTTCTGACGCGCCATGATGGCACGACCAGATGTCTCGTTGGAGCGAACCCCGAGAGAAGCGTCGTGAATACCCGTGACATCTTTCATGTCCTGAGTATTGATAGCCGCTTCATTCAGAAGAGCCTCTTGGACAACAGGAGCGTCCAGACGCTGAATATTCTGACCGATAACAGCTTCGTCGTTGACGACAAGGAGAGGATCACGCGTAAGATGCGCTGATCTGATCTTATCTTCACGACCTTCGACAGCTGACTCGGTTGCAATCCACTGAGCCTTCGGGGCGTAACCAAGCTGTTCAGCAGCGACAGAGCGCCAGAAGTTCTTCAGCCTAGCTGCGTCCTTCATAAACCGGACGAGACCATAACGGACTCGACGACCGCCGACGTTAACAACACGCCCACTCATACGAATGATCGGAAGCCGGTTTAGACGGTATTCATAAGGCCCAGATAGGATTGCAAAAGCTGTAACGAGGTGCATTTGGGCGTAAGAGCACCATGCGACACGGGTCCTAACCGGATTACCGTACTTCTCGACCAACTCTTGCTGATTAGTGGCGTCTAACTCAAAAATCTTACCGTTTGAAAACAGTGCTACAAGCTTCTGACGCTGGATTAAACGCCAGTATTCAGTTACTCGGTAACTGTCAGCATCGATCCATCCCTCGACGTTCCATGTTTGGAGAGAGTTCTTATCATCGATAAGGTCTGAAGGATCAATACCGGGGTATTTACGGTTAAACTCAGTGATCGGGATGCGATCATCAACAAAAACACGTTTAGCGTCACGTCCAGTTGGGTCTACAGAGTAGCGATCCCAGACTGTAGCATGTATATCTTCGATGGGTCGGATGAAAATATCCTGATCGAAGACATCATCTCGTGCATATTCGACAGCAATACGGAAAGCGCCATCACCGCACTGAACAAGGGACTCGAAAGCCGAGTCATACACTCGATCAGCACGGCTCTGGACTTCAATGGCGCGGATCAGATCGGCTCGAATAGAGGCAATATCGACATCCTCATCGTTCGTCGCCAGAATTTTGATCGCCTTACGGCTTTCACGCCAGTCACCTACAAGCTGTGCGGTGAACTGAGGAATGCTGTTGATGACCAAGCAAGGGAGACCTTTCCTCTGTTCGAGGACAATCGGGTCCCACTGCTCACCAGCAGCAAATTTCTTGTCGTCAAGCGCTTGGATACGATTAAGACGGTCATAATCGATATCGGCTTGGTATTCTTTACGCATTTCGCTGAGGAAATCAGCTACATTTTTATAGCCCTCAGGGACGTAGCTCGCATCAGGTATAGTACCTTCAGTCAAAGGCATGACATCAATCTGAGAGCCATCCTTGATCGGAGGAACTTTCTTAGCGATTACGTTACTATCCACTCATCCATCCATTCTGGTTGTAGTTGGAGTACCCACCAGCAGCGGGGTCCCAAGGGTCTTGCATCGTTGTGATTACTTCGTTAGGATTTGAATCTTTGAATCTGCGGGCACGGCCTGCGATCCTGTCGAAGATTTTAGTAAGACCCCACACGAGAGCATCAACACGGTCCGGGGAGCCTGTGTTCTCGTCTCGAAGATTGTCGATGGAGAACTCACACATCTGATCTTCAAGCTCTCGGAACTCTCCGACATGGTGTACTCGCTTTTGTTCGTAAAGAGCTGATACAGGCTCGGCGCGAATGAACTTTCCGCGTGAAGCGTGCACCAGCTCAACTGCTATAGAACGATCGACAGTCTTGAGAACGTGCTCGACCATCTCACCGCCATTATTTTTTTCGGCTATGATTTTATCTGCTGACCACTTTCGGTACATCTTGACTGCTGTGCGGCCCCATTCCTCAGGCGTACCACGAAGGGATGCGTCCTCAAGCACATATCCCCGAGCGTATCCATCTTTATCTCTGGCAAGGCCGATGACAATGATGCCCGTTTCGTCGGCTTTCTCTTTAGAGCTTGCAGCAGGGTCGACAGCCACATATACACGTTCCATATCCTCCGGAACTTCCCAGATGCGGGTCTCTTCGATGTCGTCACGTTGCCAGAGAGCACCGGGGATATCACCAAGGATTTCACCTTCAAGCTCCTGACGACCCAGACGAGTGCCTGCGTAGCGATCGTACATCTCTTTCACCGCCGTAGGGGCGAGATTAGCGATGTTGTCCATGGTAGCACCACGCGTCACGTGTGTCGTAGGGGAAGCAACCAGTGCCTTAATGAGGGGCTTCGGCTGCGGAGTGGTAGTGACCAAAACTCTCGGATGCTCACCGAGACGGAGTCCGAACATCACCTGATCCCACGTGCGTTGGATGTATCGGAACTTAGCAAGCTCGTCGATCCAAGCAAAGTGATGCTGAGGACCACGAAGCTGATCAGGTTCAGTAGCGTTGTACACCCATGCCTGAGAACCATTGGGCCATGTGACCCTTCTGTTGGTAGGCGACCAAGACTCGGGGGTGAGAGTCGGATCACATGCTATCAGCCCAGAGTCACCGAGGACCATAACGTCTCGGGCGTCAGCTGCGGTCTCAGCGACCAGAGCGATACGACATCCAGGATTCTCAGCAGCGATCTTACGTACCCACTCAGAGCCCATTCGTGTCTTCCCAAAACCACGACCTGCAAGGACCAGCCATGTGAACCAGTCGCCTTCAGGAGGGAGCTGGTCGGGTCTGGCCCAGAACTCCCATGAGTGATTAAGCCGTGCCTTCGCCTCTGGGCTTAGGGAACTCAACCACTCCTCCCTCTCCTGCTCGTCTAGCGAGGCCAGAAAGCTTGCGGGTGAACTCATCCATTTCTTCCTTGATCTGTTGTTCTACCTTGATTGCTTCGCCATCGGCACCAGTGAGTTCGTGGCGTTCTTTCCAGAGAGCAATGCTCTTGCCTGCCAGCTCAATCGCTCGGAGGACATCGCCCGTCTTGGTGTCAGGGTCCTCGATAATCTGGATAAGTTTGTTGATCAGGTAGTCTGCTTGGAGAACCATTGTCTCCCGCTTCTTCGCAGTCCGTTCAGAGATCGTCTTAGCGATCAGAGGATGCTTGAGAAGCTCAGCAGCAATTCGATTTTGATTTCTAGTGTTGTACCCTGCCCTGAGAACAGCGGCACTTGCATTGAGGTCGACAAGGAACTCGTCCACGAACCGAGCCTGCTTGGCTGTCAGGTACGACCCCTTGCCTTTCTCGGGAATCTCGGTCCCCGGTTTCTTGATAGGCATCGTCTAGGTTTAGCTCCAGTTGAATCATTTTGTGTAAGTCTCCCTACCCTATACCAATATTATAACATTTTCGTTATAGGAAGTCAAGATAAATCGTACATTTGCCCTGATTTTCTTACATGACCAGAGAAAAAACTCGTTAGCACTCGTTTTAGGCTATTGACAAAAAGATGATTGTGATATATAATATATATTAAATATATACTATAGGAATATACTAAGGTACTATACTAAGAAAATTATAACAAAAAGAATATAACAATAAGAATAATTATACTAAGGATATATACTTTAGAATATTCCTTAGGGGGCGACCCCGGAGATTTCAAGAGGGGCGGATTATTTTTTTTTTATAAATAGTCGATTTTTTATCTAGCCACTCAGGTGAGGGGATAACGCAAATACACGCAAGAAAATTTCACCCCTCCCCCCTCCCACGCAAGTATATATCAATGATGGCTGGTCAGGCGCACGATAGTAACACGTGTGTGATACATAGTTACAACACAACAATATTACACACATACGCAAGAATATAACAGGATGACGCAACATCTAAGTAATGCTAAAGTATTGATGCGCAATGATATTACGTGCTAAAGTAAAAGAAAGCAATAATATGTCTTGACATAGGGGTAGGGGGTGTGTATAAGGGATGCATAGAGAGCGACGGAACGGCTTTGAGACGGTCCCGCAAGGAGATGGCCCATAATGGGACGCTTAGTGGCTTGCGCCTATGTGTCTCACTCTGGGACTTCGAGAAAGTGTTGACAAGTGATTGCCTCACGTGTGCTCTCTATACCATACTCTAGGGCGAGGCTTCTAGCCGAGTGTCCGCTGATAGGTCTAACCCATTGGAATAGGGGATAAAATATGGCAACGCGCAACGAGCGTCGCAAACGAGCACGGGTTCGCCTGTGTGAGAAGTCCGCACGGATCGCAAAGGCGTCACAAGCTAACCATCTCGACACCGTTCGAGGGATGGCGAATGACAACATAACGAGCCGTCCGGAGCGGAACTTTTACCCTTCGTCGATCATTGGTCGGCTAGGGAATAGCGCCCCTCGTTTCAAGTCCTCTGGACGCGGAACAGGTGCCATGTCTCACCGCTCGGCACAGTCTCTCAAAGACCGTGGGAAGTGGTAGCGTAAGCTGCTACGTCGGTGGTGAGGGTTGACATCCTCTGTTAGAGTAACTATGTAAAAAGGACTTGCTAGACGCTGGCATGGGATCGACCGTAAGAGCATAGCGTCTGGTGTAAATGTCTAGGAACCTGTTCGGACCAAGCATCCGTGCAGCAACCCGGCTGAGGGATGATAACCTTGGCTGTCTAGGACCGACGGTGCGTTGTGCCATGGCCGGTCGCAGAGCGTAGTCTGGCGCTTCTGTCAATCTAATCCGTTCGCTTTGTCGGGGATTAGTGTCAGCAGGAGGAGAATGCCGTCTAGACTTGCATACGCGCAGCATGATTGCCGCTAGGATAGGCTCCATCACCCTAGCAGATATGAACAAACGAAAGGCGTTCATATCACGTAACCAGTAGATTGCTTTGGCAATCGCCCCAAGGTTGCGGTGAGGCGTGGGCATATAACCCCCTCTATGTTCCACGTCTCTCCTGAGCCTTGGGGACTATAACGACGACTAGGATAGGAAAGGATAGTGCGGGGAATATCACTAAAGGATATTTCACAATGTTACGTCAATGTAATCCCGAAGTTGTCCGAAAGCTTGAGCGTCTTATCCGACGCTTAGAAGATGCAAAGGACGAATATGAGACATCACGTCTCCCGACAATCAAGGTTGAGGCTGACTTGCGCCAGTCTCGACAAATCATCAATAGCATCGAAAATGATCTACGTTTCGCGGCCTGATGGTTGCGGTTAGCTCCGGTCTGGTCCCACACGGTCCGGGGCTTTCCCCTACTATCACGTCCTGTGGAGAGGTCTATATGGTTTCGATATACTCACCAGCCGTAAAGGCTGAGGCTCGTCGGTTTGGTATCACTGAACTGCAAGCCTATCGCAAGTTGCAAGCACGTGAAACTATCTTGCTTCGGACTGCAACTCCGAGCAACAGAGAACGTGTTTTTAACGCTTGATGTTAGAAGTTTGCCCCGGTCGTAATGTCCGGGGTTCTCTCCTAGTATCAATGTGGATTAGACTAGGGCGCTCATCCTTTTGAGCGTAAATCCTTGGAATGACAGGAGAATACCATGACTGCTCAATCCCTTGAGATGAAGAAAACCACTTCTCTGAAGAATGTGGACAAGCTCGTTCATCTCGCTACCAAGTCCATTGGTGGCTATCGCTCGTCTGTCCAGAATGCGGCAGTGGCGATCATCGAACATGCGAATAACTACGGCGATTGCTCGCGTGCCAAGATTTTGGCTCGTGCTGTCCCGGCT